ACTTCGGATGCCGATAGCTGGATTTTGCGTGGTGGGGTCGAATTTCTTTTTACTGGAGCGACCACTACACTCTTGTTCTGCTGAGTCGGCCTGCTATCGGCGTAATCCTCATCAGCAGCAATATGCGGGTAGCGCTTACGCACTTCCCTGTCGAGCGCATTCCAGTAATCTTCGGTACTGGGATCAATACGCTCAAAAACCACAAGTCGGTCATGGATGTGCCGCGCGTAATCGGTCATCTCGCGGTCACGACCAAACCAAGTATTCTTTTTAGCCCATGCCATCGTCCGGGCATCCGGCGTTGGCGGCGGGGTTTGAGGCTGATACTGAGGCGGAGGTTCGGGTTCGAATTCCTCAATCTCAACGGGGCGGAAGCCCCTTACCTTGTCTGCCTCAATCGAGAGGCGCGCAAGATCCTTGTGTGCATCAACCTGTTTATCGATGTCCCCGAGTTCCATAGCCTCCCTGAGACGCCGCTTGGCAACCTCAAGTTCGCTCTCAACCCGGGTCTGCATCTGATCAGCGATAATCGACTGACCAGAATGCAGAGCCTTCTTCAGGTTGGCATTTTCAGCCATAACCTGCTTTGCATAGCCCGCAAGCGCAGACTGCTGGCGCTCAAGCTCCTCTTTCGCACGGCGTTCTTCGTGGTACTCGTATTTGAGCTTGCTTATGCGCTTCTTGACCTTGTCGCTGTACTGAGAGACCTCATCTTCCTCTGGAAGATCGGGCTCACCAGCACGGCGGGGCCTATTTTTATCTTCAGGCGGAGTATCGTCTACGATCTCTACCTGAAGATCGGTTTCCGTGTCCGCAATCTTGTCGGACTCCGGACCCACCGCTTCATTATCCATGTCGCTCATGCCCGCTCAATCCCCTCTGGATTATCAAGGATCGCCTCAACGCTATCGTCGTTGATCAGGCGGAATTCCTTTCCCCCCACCTTGAATCGTGTGCCGGAATAAGCACGGAACATGATCCAATTTCCCGGCTCACAATAAGGGCCTTCGGGGAAACGGTCGGGGTCTGAATAACAATCAGGCCCCATGCTGAGGACCTGACCAACAATGCTGGCCGTTTCCTCCTTGGTTTTTAGAACATCCGGTCGGATGATCCCGCCCTTGGTCTTTTCCTCGACCTCCGGCACTGCGATAAGAATCCTGTAGCCTGTGGGGCGAGGAAGCTTATTAAGGATTTCTTTCGAAACCTTGATCTCAGAGTACATGCGTGTCCTTCACGTTTTGTGCGCCAATTGGCGATTGCATCTTACGATGTAAACCAATCATACAACAAGAAAGACATTTAAACAAAATCAGTCTTCATCCTTGTTTTTCTTTTCAAGATCAAGGATTTCCCTCTCAGCCATAGCAAGGCCAGCAATAACGCCAGTCATATACTTATACTGATGGAAATCTTGAGCCCCGCCAAGGGCAAGGTCATCCGCAAAATCATTCATCATTTGGCGGATTTTCCCCTTCAATATAAAGAATTCGCTCAATTACCTGCCTCCGGTTCTTGCATTTGAAGAGAGCGTCTGACCGACCACTTTAGCCGTTTCCAAGAGGATCTTGTCCTCTTTGTACTTGGCGTCTGTTTCGGCTTGCTTTTCCTTGACCTTGACCGCTTCGTCCTTGATACGAAGCTCTTCACGCTGCATGACTGTGAGCGGGTCATTTTCCTCCTGCTGCTCTTTAGCGGCCTTGGACTCTTCGTTGTGCTGCTGGAGAAGTCGGTCAGCGGCAACAGAGGCCAGTTTCGCGATATCGTTCTCGACATCCGGCGGAAGCTTTTCGCCAATCTGGGGAAGGCTCACGCCAAGCTTGAGTTCAATCTGACGCCTATATGAGTAGGCGAAGTGCTCAGCAAGATGCTGCTGCATAGCCCCGACAAAGGCTTGGGCATTCGGGCTCTGCGATACAAACTGCTGGTAGATTGGGTCCTGCATGAACGCGGTATGCACCTTAATGTGGGCATCATGATCCTGTTCAAGAAACACCGTGATTGGCTTGCCAGACATAACCATCTGGTTTTCGGTCACGGGGTCCATAGACACCGCCTGCGCCTGACCTTGAATAATCAAATCTACGTTCTGCACGTTTAAAGCATGGAGCATCTGCCTATGGAGAAGCTCCATATTATACATGCCCGGAGGCGCGTTCTGGGCAAGCTGCATCGCCGCCTGATACTGCATAACCTTCTGGGCCATTGTGGAGGCGTTCGGGTCCGAAACGGGGATGATATCAACCCGGTCATCAAAGTCCTGAGCCCGACTTACCGGAGTGTTTTGGTCCTCTGACGCAGCATACTCATACTCTGGCCCCATATACTCCTTCACAACCTCGGCAATAAGTTTAAACTCTTTGCCAAGCGAGTCATGAACGCGAGCCTGCACGGCAGACATCACCTTCATGGACCGTTCGAGAAGGGCTAGGGTGGTGCCGACAGGAGCTTCGGGGTTTGAATTCCCCACATCCATTTCAGCGATGGAACCAATACGCCTACCTTCGTCAACAAGGTTCCCGAGAAGCTGATACAGCACACTCGAAGGTTCTTTGTAGGGGAGGAAGGTGATTGAGTCCCGGATATTGCCAGAAGCAACATCTACATCCCGGAACTCTCCCGGCATGATCGGGTTGTCATCTCCTTTGATTCGGAGTCCGCGTGCCTTGAGTCCTCCCGGTAGGTTTGAAAGAGTGCCAGCATCAACAAGTTGGCGGAGGATTGAAGTGGCGCTTTTAGCGATTCCCCCAATAAGGTGAATGAGCCCAGTGCCGTAGAAACCGAGGCCCGGAAGGTACTGATAATGGACAAAATACTGCCTCTTTTCAAATGCGGGGTCTCCTTCCCGCCAATTACGGCGGATTGCGAGAACTTCGCGGCTGGATTTTTCGATTGTCACGACATAGGGGAGTTCGATACCATCGGGGTTTTCAAAACCCGGAAGATCAAGATCAACACACATCTCAAGGATTGTGTGCCGGGTATCGTCTGTGAAGGATGGGGTTTCACCCTTTACCTTGTCATACTTCTTTTGAAGGCTAGAGTAGTCTGGAGACGGAACGGGAATATCAATGTCCCGGTAAAAACCACTCACCTGTAGTTTTCGAAGTTCATTCGGATATGTTCGCGTTACATGGGTGTAGCGCGGGCAGGCGGCGAGATCTGTGGTGCCGTAGGCAACAACAAAATCCTCCGCAGGCACAAAAACTGCTGCGGGGCGGTCGTTGATTGTGTTGTAGTAGACTTTGCGGAAGGCAGAACCAGCAAGCGGGAGGCGGAACAGAAGCTGCTCAGTTTCTGACCTGTAGTCGGTCATCTTCTCAGTGACGATAAAATTCATCTCTTCCTGAACGCGGTGGGCCTGCTTCAGGAGTTCTTCATTCGACTTCCCCACAATCTTGGTCCGGACGGGGCCTTGAGAGGGGAAAACCTCCATGATGGTCTGGGCCTGAAACCGAATAACGGCCTCAGTGAGGACCGGATGATACACACCACAGGCACCCGGCCAAGGCATTGTGCGTTCCTCAATCTTCAAACCAAGGAGATCCAAACCCTGAATATAGGCCTTTTCCCAGTCTGAGCGGGTATCCAGATCGTCTTCGAAGCTTGAAATAAGATCGCCAGCGATTGCATCAAGATCGGAGTCATCCATGATCTCAGCGAGATTCGCTGCATGGTCTTCGGGAGGCTGGATCTCAGGCGAAACACCTCCAAAATCAACAGTAACGCCGCCATCCTCCATAGGAGTGATGTTTGGGCCAAGATTTTCTTCGGGAAGCTCAACATTAATCGGAGGTGTTTCCGGAGAAATCGGGATATAGGGCTCAGCCATCTTTTTCTTTCTCAATTTGCTCTATTGTATCAGTAATAGGGTTCTTTGCGGAATTTCGGGGTTTCAATAATATCATCTTCGTCGGTGGGAATGGCAAAGCCACCCTGCCTGAACCGCATAAGGGCCATCGTAACGGCGTCCACGAAGTCATCATGGTCTCCAGACGGGAATGCCGCACATTCCTCTACCACATCAATCGCAAATTGCTCATCCGGAGCCCATACAACCCCAGATGCAAAGATATCTGTGATGCTGTTTACACGAACGATCTTGTCTCCGGTGGCCCGAGTTGGAGTGAATTCCTGCACAGGTATACCAGCATTGCGGAGTTCTGCAATCAGAGGTGCCCCAGATGCCTTCTTTTCCACAATAAACATGTCCGGTTGCCAGTCTTTGTAGTACTGCACTGTTGTGGCTTTGAGTTCCGGGAATTCCAGTTTATCTTTCCAAGCATCCAGCAAGATAAGATTTGGGATGGGCTTCCCCACTGAATTTGGATGGTCAAAAACCCCGAAACACACACATGCGGAGTAGTCGGAGCGTTCTGTTTTGGAGAACGCGGTGTCCATCGCCACAATAACGGCACTACAACTTGGGGCTTTATCTCCTTCCCAAATATTCCACCAATCTCTCTTGATTAGAGCCCCTTCCTCAGAGGTGGGATCTTGCTGGTATTGTGCCGACCACTTGGATATCGGGAGTTCGATTTTAAGCTTCTGAAGCTCGTCTATAGACCAGAATTCAGGCCAGAGAGGGTCTCCAGAGGGCATGATTGCCGGGAGTTCAATAACCTCCCACTCGCTTGAGCCCTCCTTCTTCACTGAGGCATCGATAATCTGCCCTGTGAGGTCTCTTTTGGCCCATCTGGTCATAACAATGACAATGGCTCCACCGGGCTGTAGGCGCTGGCGGGGGCCAGAACTATACCACTCAAACACCTTATCATACACCGACATATCGAACTGGCCCATCATGGCTTCCTGTTCGGAATGGGGGTCATCGATGATCAGCAAATCCGCGCCCTTACCAGTAACGGCACCACCCACACCGATAGCGAAATACTCACCACCCTTGTTGGTGGACCACCTGCCTGCGGCCTTCGAGTCAGACTGGAGCCCGACACCACCAAACATCTTTTGGTAGTCATCACTGCCAACAAGGTTCCTCACCTTCCGACCAAAACCAACCGCAAGCTCTGCGGTGTGGGCCGTTTGGATGATTTTCTTGTTCGGGTACTTCCCAAGGAACCAAGCTGGCAGGAGGTATGAGGCAAACTCAGACTTGGTGTGGCGGGGTGGCATATTGATGATGAGCCGTTTAAGCTCACCTCTGGCCACCCGCTCAAAAGCTTCTGCCATGATTTTGTGGTGCCGCCCCGATATGAAACCGGGCCACATCATCTTCACAAAGTCGAGATAGTTTTCTTGAGCAGACTCCCGCTGCTTTGCCTCATCCAACAAGCGAAGAAGCCGGAGGATTTCCGGCTTCTCGTTTTCGGGGATTTTTTCAATCAATTCGGCGTAATTCATACGCCAATTATATGGTGCCCGCTGAGAGAATCGAACTCCCAACCTCGGAGTACAAAACCGATATTATGCCATTTAACTAAACGGGCTCTTTATAATCGAAGATGTCATCGATTATCTTGATGTTGTCGAGGTAGAGGTGCTTTTTGCTCTCGAAGTGGTTTCTGTGGTAGATAACGGTGCTGTGGTGGCGTCCGATCCTCCTACCAATCTCTGCAACCGTGACGTTGGGATTGTATCTTGTTGCAGCCCACACATAATGCACGAAAGCCGGGAAGGTTTTTGTGCGGGGACCCTCACCCTCCAACTCCCGTTTTGAAATCCCGTAGAGATTGGTGATGGCGTTGTGGAGCTTTTCGAATTCATCAGGCATTTTTTTTAGGGCTTCAATGCGCTGATCAACAGTTTTCACCTTGCCAATGTAGGGCACATAGATAGGCGTGGGCTTTGGTGCTGGCTTGGCAAACTTCTTCTGAGCCCTCCTTATCTCTGCCGTGTATCCAATATTGGCGTCATCATACTTCGTGGTTTTTTCCCAGAAGAACTGCCCATCAAGGGCAGCGGCCATTTCTTCCTCAAGATTTCTTTTCACTGATCTTCCTCAAAGCATCTACAAGATGGCCAACAGACCCTTGGAATCCATAAGTGCCGTAGTGGGTACATTGACTCCAAGGAAACAACCAAACATCCCCACCAATCTCTCTCCACTTGTGGCAGAAATAATAGTCTTCTGAGAGATATCGGTTGTCGATAATCGCTGTTCGGAAGTAGGCGTGCATCTCACGCCTTTCCCCAGAAACCTGCACCCTCGAATCATCAGAAACGTAGTAGTTTTCGGGGAACTTTTCCTTCATCTTGGCAAAAACAGAGCGGTGGATGAGCATCATTCCAGTGCCAGCCTCCGACACCTTGATAATCTTTTCCATCTTGGTGTCGGCCTTAAGGGGCGTAAAAACATACTCCCCAACAAGCTTTTCAAGAATTGCGGGGTCTTCAATCCCACTCTTTACTGCCTCGATAATGACTGGCCAGTTTACATGCTTTTTGGGATAAGGACCGCAGATCAATTCCTTCTCAAAAGACATCATAGCCAAAACATCTTCGGGCCGGAACTGAATATCGGCATCCACAAAGAGAAGATAATCAGCATCGCTCTTAGTGAGGTAGTCGTAGGCTAAACCGTTGCGGGCGCGGTCGATCAGGCTCTCATTCATCATAAAGCAATGATGAAGCTGCATCCCGTTTGCAATCATCGCTGATTGCAATTGCAAGACGCTTGAGAAATACAGGGTGTTGCCCATGCCGCCATACATCGGGGTGGCGATCATCACCTTCTTACCCCGAAGCTTTGAGATATCAATATGGATCTCGGATTCAGACATCATTTATCCTTGTGATAACAACACCAGTTCCGTAGTTGCCATTCCAAGTCATGGGTGCCGGATGACCTTGGATCTTCCAGCCAACCATGCCTTGAGCCTTTGTCATGGCTTCTTGGATAGTGGAGGCCCACACATATCGGGTTTCGAGAACAAAAGCTTTATCGCTTGATGGCGATGTAGTCATAGGAATAAGCCTTCTTCTTCTTCTGGATCAGGTTAACCACACCATCTTCATATAAGCGCCAAGCAAAATTCGCAGCCCGGATCTTTTCTGGTTCGCCACCCACAAGACCACCATTGAGGAAATAACGGTTCCGGTCCATCATAAGAAGGCCATCATAATACACGGCCTTCTCCCCCTTTTTGGCATTTTTAACCCAGTGCAGGAGAGACTGTTGACTATCTACTTCTTTCAATTCACCATCCTCTTTAGAGCTTTTTCAAT